ATAAACCACAACCAACACAAAGAACAAAAGAATGGTATGAATTTCGTCATAATTTAATTACTGCTTCAAACGCATATAAAGCATTTGAAAGTCAAACTGTTAAAAATCAGCTTATTTATGAAAAATGTCAACCATTAAATCAAAATTTATTCCAATCGGAAGATAATGATTTAGAAAATGAAGAAACCAAACAAATCGTCATGGTTAATACTAATACAACTCTACATTGGGGACAAAAATATGAACCTCTTTCAGTAAAAATATATGAGCAAAAATATAAAACAAAAATTGAAGATTTTGGTTGTATTCAACATGAAAAATATATGTTCTTAGGAGCGTCTCCTGATGGCATTAATGTTGATAATCGCTCAAAAAGATATGGTCGTATGTTAGAAATTAAAAATATAGTTAATAGGGAAATTGATGGCATTCCAAAGAAAGAATATTGGATTCAAATGCAACTACAAATGGAAGTCTGTGAACTTGATGAATGTGACTTTTTAGAGACTAAATTTACTGAATATCCTGACTATAGTTCTTATATTTATGATACATTAGATGAATATTATGAAGATGATGATGGCATAGAATTTACAAATCAATGTCTATCAAAAGATAATAAAATGAAAGGAGCTATCATTTACTTTCATACAAAAGAGGGAAACCCATTCTATATGTATAGACCTTTAGATTTAATCCATCCTGATGATATTACTCAATGGAATGAAAATATGGTTGACTATTATCAATATAATCCAAAATTTAATTATACATATATAAAAACTATTTATTGGAAACTTGAACACTTGAGTTGCGTGTTAGTTTGTAGAAATAGACAATGGTTTAAAGATAATATTTGTAGTTTGGAAGAAATTTGGTCTACTATTGAAAAAGAAAGAGTTAGCGGTTATGAACATAGGGCACCTAATCGCAAACCAAAAAAATACATAGTAGATATTATGACAAACCCAAGCGGTGAATGTTTATTACAATTTAATAAAGAAACGGGTAAAATTACAGTAATTAAGAAAGAAAGTGATAATTCAACTTCTATTCCTATTCCCATTCCTGAACTAAAAGATATTGATATTCATTTTAATGATACTTAATATAAAATATTTTCATTTGTGGGTATTGAATAGTATAGTTCATTAGGTTCGGTTCTAAAATATCCTACTCTAGCTCCGGGGCCTTCCTCTGCAGGGGGTAAAGGAGTTATAATATTGCTTTTAGTATTTTTTTTATCATGATAAACTGCTCCACAGAAATCAGCCCGAATACAAGTTCCTTCATCAGGATTATAATGATATTGTAAATTGTTAGTTATTTGTTTATAAGAACCTAATGTAAATATAGGATAATGCCACCATATTTTATTATAATTATCATTAGATGTTTCATTTTTGCCTATTAAAGGATAATCATCTAATATAGCTTGTTCGACTGACTTTGGAAATGTTCCAGGAGTTAATAAATCATATAAACCACTAAAACCTTCAAATCTTTTAACAATTGGATCTTGTAAATATGTAAAATATAAACTAACAGCTAGTATTCCTATTAAAAATATAATACTTTGAAAAAATTTATCTTTCATATAATATAGATTTATATAAAAACTTATTAATTAAATTTTTTAAAAAGTGACTTAAAATTAAATTAACAAATATATATACTATGAAATCTAATGACATGCGTGTTACCAAAAGAAATGGCGAATTGGAAGAAATCGCATTTGATAAAATTCTAACTAGAATAAAAAAATTAGGGCAAGAGGTTTCTATACAGATTAACTATCAACAACTTGTTATGAAAGTGATTAACCAGTTACATGATAAAATTTCAACGACAAAGATAGATGAATTTGCTGCTGAGCAGTGCGCAGCTTTATCTACACTAGATCCTGATTATGGTACACTTGCTGGTCGTATTGTTGTTTCAAATCACCAAAAAAATACTAGCGATAACTTTAAAAAAGTAATAGAGTCTTTATATTCATTTAAAGATATTCATGGAGAAAGTTACCCACTTGTATCAGAAAAGCTATGGGAATTTGTAAAAAAATATAATCAAGAGATTGATAATATGATTGATTACAAAAGAGATTATTTGATAGACTATTTTGGGTTTAAAACTCTTGAGAGAGCATATTTATTTAAACAAAATGATATAATTATTGAACGTCCTCAACATATGTGGATGCGAGTAGCTATAGGTATACATGGAGATATAAATAATCCAAAAGCATTGGAACTGGTTCATGAAACATATGATTTAATGTCTCAGAAGTTTTTTACTCATGCTACTCCGACTCTTTTTAATGCAGGAACACCTAGACCTCAATTGTCTAGTTGTTATTTAGTAGCAATGCAAGAGGATAGTATTGAAGGAATTTATAATACACTTAAGGATTGTGCTTTAATTTCTAAATATTCTGGTGGAATTGGTCTTCATATTCATAATATTCGTGCTAAAAATTCACATATTAAAGGCACAAATGGAAAAACGGATGGATTAGTTCCTATGTTACGAGTTTATAATAATACTGCGCGCTATGTAAATCAATCAGGTAAAAGAAATGGTTCTTTTGCTATTTATTTGGAACCTTGGCATGCAGATATTTTTGATTTTCTTGAAATGAAGAAAAATCATGGAGATGAGGAGTTAAAAGCTCGTGACTTGTTTTATGCTTTGTGGATCTCTGATTTATTTATGGAAAGAGTTAAAGAAAAGAATGGCAAATGGTCATTATTTTGTCCACACGAATGTCCTAGTTTGTCTGACGTATATGGTGTTGAGTTTAAAAAATTATATGAAAAATATGAAAATGAAGGCAAAGCGCGTAAAACTATTATAGCGCGAGATTTATGGTTTGCTATTTTAGATGCTCAGATGGAAACCGGAACACCATATTTGCTTTATAAAGATGCCGCAAATATGAAATCAAATCAGAAAAATATTGGCACCATTAAGTCGTCTAATTTATGTTGTGAAATCATGGAATATTCCGACGATAAAGAGACAGCTGTATGTAATTTAGCTTCTATTGCTTTACCAGCATTTGTTGATGAAACTAACAAAACATTTGATTTTGAAAGACTTCATTATGTAACTAAAGTAGTAACTAACAATTTAAATAAAGTTATTGATATTAATTTTTATCCAACTGAAAAAACTAAAAGAAGTAATATGAGACATAGACCTATTGGAATTGGAGTTCAGGGGTTAGCAGATACTTTTATTTTAATGGATATTCCATTCCATTCTGAACATGCTAAAGAGATAAATAAATTAATATTTGAAACGATTTACCATGCTTCTTTAGAAAAAAGCAATGAAATATCTATTGAAAGAATGCAACTAATAAGTAGTTTACATGATAAACCAAGACATGTAGTATTAGAAATTGTCAATGAATACAATTACTCAATCTTAAAACGTTCAAATAACAATTTATTAGGTTCATATAGCTCGTTTGAGGGTTCTCCTGCTTCTCAAGGTATTCTTCAATTTGATATGTGGTCTACTACTCCATCTGATAGATATGATTGGACTAAGTTGAAAGACTCAATTAAAGAATATGGTTTAAGAAATTCACTGTTAGTTGCTCCAATGCCAACAGCTTCAACATCACAAATTTTGGGATATAATGAATGTTTTGAACCATTTACAAGCAATTTATATTCAAGACGCACTTTAGCAGGTGAATTTGTTGTTGTTAATAAATATTTAATGAGAGAGCTTATCCAATTAGGACATTGGAATGAAACAATTAAAAATAATATTATCGCTAATAAAGGTTCTATTCAACAACTAACTTTTTTACCTGAGCATATTCGTAATAAATACAAGATTGTTTGGGAAATTCCTATGAAACATATCATTGATATGGCAGCTGATAGAGGCCCTTTTATTTGCCAAAGTCAAAGTTTAAATTTATGGATGGAAGATCCCGTTTATAATAAACTAACATCAATGCATTTTTATGCTTGGGAGAGAGGATTAAAAACTGGTATATATTATTTAAGAAGAAAGGCAAAACATCAGGCTCAACAGTTTACAATTGAGCCAGATGTAAAAGAAAAGGATGAAGAACATGAAGAAATATGTGAAATGTGTTCAGCTTAATCATCATCTACTATAAAATCACTCATTTATGTTTTCCTCTTACTCTTAGTTTTACCTTTTGATGCTGCTTTTTTATAATCAGAAATACTTAATAATTTTTACTTTTCTGTTCATGCTCTTCCCAATTTTTTCCATGCATATTAAGAGGTAATCCACTAGTTTTCGTATCAAATATAAGTATTTTTACTATTAATATATTGAGATAAAAAATATTTATAATAACATGAATAATATGTATTTAATATATTGTTAATTATATTGTTAATTATATTAAATACATGAATAATATGTATTTAATATATTGTTAATTATATTTAATATAATTAACAATATATGTATTGTTAATTATATTGTTAATTATATTAAACACATGAATAATATGTATTTAATATAATTAAAAATACTCTTTACAAATACCAAAAGTTTTTCTATGCCATTTAGTTATTCCATGTTGTTTTATTCCATCCATATGTTTTTTTGATCCATATCCCTTATTGGAATCAATTCCATAGTGTTCTATTAACTCTGGATTTTCTTCACATAATTCATCTATATAATTATCTCTTGATACTTTCGCTAATATTGATGCTGCAGCAATTGATGTATATTTATTGTCACCTCCTTCAACCATTTGATATTTTATAGTTTCTAATTTTGTCTTTTCCTTATTTAAGATTGTTAACGGTTTAAAATAATTACCATCAACTAACAACAAAATTTTATCATGATTAAAATCTGTTAGTTTAGATAATTGTCCAAGAACATTTTTAATTCCTTTATGCATAGCTGATTGTGTTGCTTGTAAAATATTAATGTCATCAATTGTTTGTTCATCTTCATATTCTACCGCCCATGCGATAGAATTTTCCTTTATATATTCAGCAACTTGTTTTATTTTCTTTTTAGAATGGAATTTTTTACTGTCTTTCATTTGAGAATGGTCAAAACTATCATCTTTAGGTAAAACAGCTACTCCAGCATATACTCTTCCAAACATTGAGCCTCTTCCTGCTTCATCTATACCTATTTCAATGATAGTAGTATCTAAATTAAATGCTTGTTTTAATAGTTGTTGGACATTTCTCTTCTTTTTAACGGTAACTTCTGGTTGAATTGGTTCGGCAACCGTTTTGGGTTTCTTTTTCATAAATTTTTGAGAAATAGGTGTAATTTCAAATACTTCTTCTTCTAAATCATCGTCAATAATAACGGCACTAACCCAATCTTCATTTTTGCTTCTAGACATTCTTAGTTTATAGATTTATTTATTTATTTAAATAAAAATAAATAAATCAATTTTTTTCACTATATAAATTATACAATGAAAGGTGAATTATTAATACTTTTTGTAATTTTATTATTAGGATTAATATTATGTTCATTTTTAAGCGGAAAAGGCTGTATTGAAGGTATGGAAAATAATTCTTCAACCAACGGTAGCTCTGCTTCAAGTCAAACTTTCTATGGACCAAATGGAGCATCTGCACAAGTTCAAACTGATTCAAATGGACAAAGTAATTTAGTAGTAACTAACAGCGATGGCGTAACAACTACTTATAATTCAAGTGATGCTTCATCTACCACATATTCTGGACCAAATGGTGGTTCTGCTAAAGTTGTAACTGGAATGGATGGTTTAAAGTCTTTAATAATAACAAATCCTGATGGAAGTGTTCATACTTATAAATTAAGTGATTCATCTAATACTTCATCAAGTTCTACAACAAGTTTCTCAACAAGTTCTACATCAACTTCTAATAATAATTATGATAATTATAATCACTATAATGGAACTTCATATCCAACAATATTTTATGGACCTAATGGTGGAACTGCACGAGTAATTCAAACTCCAAATAATAATACAATCGTTATAACTAACAAAAATGGAACAACCGAAATTTATTATATTGATAAGAATGCTACTGATCCAAATGTATCTACCTATTATGGTCCTAATGGAGGTTCAGCAAAAATGATTACTGATAGTAATGGTAAACAAGCTGTTGAAATAACAACACCTAATGGTTCTAAAGTTGTTTATACAGGTGATAATGCTTATACTTATAATAGTCAAGATGGAACTATAAATCAATATGATGCCGATAATAATACAACTGGTTCGGATTATAATACAGCATACAGTTCATCAACATATTATGGTCCAAATGGTGGTCAAGCAACAACATATACTGGTCCTGCTGGTAATACATATGCTACTTATGATTCTTCAGCATATTATAATTCATTACCACAAGGAATTTCTAAATCACAAATACCTCCAGGACAAGAAGATTTATATATATTAAAATCACAAGTCGTGCCGCCTGTTTGTCCAAGGTGCGAACCAGTAGTAAAATGCTCTGATAATTTTGACGCAACAAAGTGTCCACCTTGTCCTCCTCCAGCGCGTTGTCCTGAGCCAAATTTTGAATGCAAAAAAATTCCTTCATATAAAGCATTTAATCCAGATTTTATGCCAGTTCCAGTATTAAATGACTTTTCAACTTTCGGAATGTAAATTAAATAAACTTAAAATAAATTACAATATAATATTAATCTATGGAAACTATTGATATTATAAATTATACTCCATATACTGGTTATAAAATAATTTCTATTAACAGAAAAACATATAAATTACATCGTTTAGTAGCAAACAAAGAATTTGTTAACCACAAAGATGGAAATAAATTGAATAACTCATTAGATAATTTAGAATGGGCAACTTGTCCTGAAAATAATATACACGCAATAGAAAACGGACTATCTAATTCTACTAAAAAAGTAATTCAATATGATCTAAATATGAATAAATTAAATGAGTTTAATTCAATCGTCAATTGTTCAAAGTTTAAATATAAGCACTAGCTGTATTAGTGATAATTGTAGAGGAAAAACTAAATCTACCAAATGTGGTTATATATTTCGCTATTATGAATAATTTGTTAGTTTATTCCCTGTGCTTCATACACTTTTTATCTATTTGAATACTTTGACCTGGTTCTTCTTGAGGAACTATGTTTAATATACAACGCGCTTTCTTACCATATAACGGCTCTGTACAACCTTTTTCCTTTTTATTCTTTCGCGTCTTTATTTCCGAATATTTAAATACTTTTGGTTTTTCGTCAACGCATCTTGACCTAAAATGCTCATACCTTTCTCTTACATCACAATAGGTCAAATTTGATTTATTTTTTAGCATCTTATTTACTAACTCGTGTAAATTATAAATATATTTAGAAAAGGTATCACGTGATTTCATATCTGACATTTTTAAAGGAAAATGTCTTAAATTTGTTTTCAAATTTTTTCTACAAGCACCACATGGCAACACATTTTGTAGTGAAAGCACATAGTCCATGTATTGTTTTTTTTGTTCTTTTGTTGGATTTACCGGATAATTAAAACTTATTGTATGTAACATATGCCATTGAGCTGGTCCCCAAACTGATGTCAAAAACCCATCCCCTGAATAAAAATCTCCTTTTTTAAATACTCTATGTTTTTTTGTTTTACTTTTTGGTTCTAATCTATTTTTACGCGTTTTAGTCATTTATATATAAATATAAAAAATAAATATAATTATATTTTAACTATGTCTTCTACTTTAATGATTATTTAATTCTCAAAAGCCACACAAAATAAAATATAATTATATTTTAACTATGTCTTCTACTTTAATGATTATTGAATTCTCAAAAGCCACACAAAATGTTTGTATGTGTCTTGGATTATCTGTTATTTTTATTGTTTTATTTATGATGACACCATTAAACACATTTTTATTATCCTCAATATTCGGAAAAGTAATCATTCTTACACTTTTAGGATATACTTTATATTATAATACTCAACAAACTAACAAATTTGTTAACAATTTTAATATCAATCTTTTAGATGAAAGCAAAGATTGGTATCCATTAAAAACAAATGTATTATGTAGTTATATTTTTTCATTTTTGTTGTTAGTTCTTATCCTTTCTGTTATCCGCAAAATATTTTTATAACTTGTAAAATTTATTTAAGACAATATTTAGCTAGTTTCATCTCTATAGAGCTTCTCGATAACTTGTGTATCTTAAGCATAGAAAAACAAAACTTTTGTAATATGTTTTAAACTTTATATTCGTTTAAAAAATATTTTAATTTATTGTTATTTAGTATATATAATGAATAGTTTTTCAACAAAATCTACAATTAATCATGTTGGAACTGGATTAAACGTTCTTAAAACTGGCGGAACTCCATCAATTATGCAAAGAATTACTGGTTTTATGAATTGGAAAGTAGCTGCCCTTATTCTATTTGGATTAGCTGTTATTATATTTGCTTATTTCACTTACAAACAATATGCTAATGAAAAAACTGCTTTCCATGCTAATAGAGAACATATTCCCAAAGATCAAGATTCAAATAAAACTGCCACATTAATGCTATTTTTTGTTGATTGGTGCCCACATTGTAAAACTGCTAAACCTGAATGGGAATCATTAAAGGTAGATTATGATGGCAAGTCAATTAATGGTTATACTGTTAATTTTATGGAGTATAATTGCACTAATGAATCTGCTGAAACTACCCAATTAATGAATAAATATAATATTGAAGGTTATCCAACTATTAAATTAGTTAAAGATAATCAAGTTATTGAATATGATGCAAAACCAACTAAATCAACTATGGAACAATTTTTAAATACTGTGCTTTAAAATAAAATTATTATAATTTAAAGATAATATTTAATGCAGGCTGGAGCTCAGCTTTAAAAATTTATTTTCTAAAAATGTCATAGCATCTTCTTCTCCTTGTTTTACCCATTGTCGTCTTAATTCTTGATTACTTATTGATTCTTGAATAAAATCTAATGTTAATGGATTATCTTTTACATAACATCGCACAGTATTTTCTATATTTTCTATCTTAACTGTATTTCGTATAAAATTCATTGAATTAATTGTTAAACATATAACATATTCTAATAATGAAGTATCTTGAGTTATATCAACATTTTTATAACTATCTGTTTCTTTATCATAAGAACTTTTTATTCCTAATATTTCATCCTTGTTAGTATAATCCCTTAAACATTGGTTTAGGGGATAATTACACATTACACCACCATCCACATAACAGCAATTATCAATAATTGTTGGCATAAATATACCCGGATATGATGAAGACATAGTTAACGCCTGTAATAGACTTAATTCAGGATGTGTTGTATGAGATAATTCAATTGTCTCAAACTTATTTATTTCAAATGTAAAAATATGTAAATCTATTTTGGAATATTCATAAAATTCTTGTAAAGTTATAGTCAAATTTAAATCCTTTGCTTGTAATAATGGTTTAAATATTATTTCAGCTAATTTTTTGTCAAATAAACCTTTATTATAATACGAATCAAATATTTGTTTAGCATTCACTTTAAAAGCATCATGCCAAGGTCTTTCTATAATATATTTGTTTAAAGTTTCCCAATCATATTTTAGACAAATAAACGCACCAATTATAGATCCTATAGATGTCCCATATATTGACTCTATATCATCTAATTTCCAAAATTCTTCTTGTTCTAATTTTTCTAATGCACCCAAATATCTTAATCCTAGAGGGCCTCCACCACTAATAACTAAATGCTTTATTGGCATAAACAAAATATTTAAATATATTTAAGTAATTTACTTTTTTATGTATAATTTTATTATAAATATATAATATATGTCACAATTTTATTATAATAATCCTCCTAGAATATCAAGTAATTCATTTGGGCAATTTTGGTTTGGAGGCAACACATTTCCGGGATTTTTATTCAAAAAGAATGTAGGTGTTGGTGCTAGACGTTCTACTAAATTTGCTGCTGGTGGAAATACTACATGTAATACATATCAATATTTATATAATAAATATAAACCTGGTCAAGGTGGAATTGGAGCTCAAAGTATTGCCAATAGAAGAGCAAAGAATAGATATGCTACTGTATGTGATGGACAAAAATGTTTCCCATGTTATATGACACTTGGACAATATAGTCATTATACATATAATCCAAATGGATTTATACCTTGTCCAACACCAATACTTCAAGAAATAATTCCAATAAAAGAACCAAATGAAGGAAAATAGCAAACCATAGTATCTAATTAAGGTAATATTTATTCATCAAGTGATTTTGGAAAAACATGGTTTACACCCTTGAAGATTTAAAATGGCACGCTTAATACCAAAAAAAATCAATAAGGTTTCAGAGCGTGTAAATTTTGGTTTTGGTAGTTCGTCTAAACTACCTGATAAATTCTTGCTTCTGGATAAATAATTTGGTCTTTTTTTATTATTTATCAC